AGAAAGTGATAGAGGTAAAACCCACCAATGTCATTTCTATTCAGGAACGCATGGAAGAAAAGGCACGTGGTATTGCTGCTGAAATTGATGCAGCCATCGATGACTGGGTTGTGTCAAAGGGTAAGATAGAATTCTCTACGAAAGGATACCTTCTATCCAAAGAGGTAGCTGCACCGATCGCTAAACGAATCGGAGAATTCTATGTCTCAACCTACAACGAACTTGCCGACGCCATTAATGGCGAAGACGAACAACTTGTTGAAGGATATAGCAACTTCACTAAACGAGAGCTAAAAGCATTCCATAAATTTGTTGGGCAGATCATCGAAGACTGCGAACAAATGGTGCAGACTGCTAAGGCGACTCGTTCTCCACGTAAGCGTAAGGCAACTCCACCAAGCAAAGTTGTTGCTAAGGTTAAGTACATGAAAGAGTTTGCCGAACTCAATCTTAAGTCTATTAAACCAGAAGACATTTTGGAATCAACCGAACTGTGGGTATACAATACGAAGTACCGCAAGGTTCAGGTTTATAAGGCTGATATGGGTACGCTGGGTATCAAAGGCACTACTGTTCTTGGATTCAGTATCAAAAATTCAACATCGTTGACGCTACGTAAACCAGAAGAATTCTTTAAGGGATTGTCTATGGGTAAGCGTGCACTGAATGGTGCAATCAAGTCTATCAAGACAAAACCCACGACACCGAATGGTCGTATTAATGAAGAATGTATTCTGTTGGGAGCATTTTAATGGAATTTACTTTTATTAATGAAGATGCTATCAATGTAGTAGTTATTGATAATGTCTATAATGATAAACAACTAAAATCTATTTGGAAAGAATTAGAATTTATGACTGATGAGGATAAGTTAAGAGACCCACATCAGACTGGTACTGCTACCGCACCACACAAAGGTAGACTTATTCCATTAAAAAATAACAAAGGAATTTTTCTTGATCCAGTATACCGATCATATGAATACTCTCCTATTATAAAAAATGCCATAGAAATTATACGCTCTGAAGATTTTATTAATAAAATTTCTGGTTTTAATCCATTATTTAAAATAATCCAGAATTGCAATGCTGTTAGCACTCTTCTTTCTTATTATGAGACTTCTGATTATTATAAACCTCATACTGATCATGGAGTATTCACAATGTTGAGTCACTATTTCAAGGAACCCAAAAAGTTCACTGGAGGAAATCTAACTCTGATTTCTGATACTAAGAAGGTAGAAATTGAAATAAGGAATAATAGATCTATCCTTTTTCCAAGTGTTACTATGCATTCAGTTGATATGATTGGTATGACTGGAGATTATCAGGCTTTTGGTGGTGATGGAAGATATTGTATCAGTCACTTTTTAGCGACTGGCGAACCACCTGCACCACCATCAACGGAGAATAAATCATGATTTTAGTTGATTACTCGCAAGTGGCACTTGCATCTATTCTTACATTTCAGCGTGAACTAAAAGGCACAGAGTCCGAAGTGAAAAATCTTATTCGTCATGTGACTCTTTCCACGCTGAAATCTTACAAGAAAAAGTATGGCAAAGAATATGGTGAACTCGTCATCTGTTGTGATGGTCGTAAATACTGGCGCAGAGAATTCTTTTCTCAGTATAAAGCTAGCCGCAAGAAAAATCGTGATGCGTCTGATCTAGATTGGCATCTGATCTTTGATACATTGAATGAGATGCGTCAGGATATCGCTGCACATTTTCCATGGAGAGTGGTTCATGTTGATCGTGCGGAAGCTGATGATATTATTGCATCAATGACACAGTGGCTTCAAGAAAATGAATTGGTGCAAGAGGGATTAATGGAAGAACCTCAAAAAGTTTTGATTCTATCTTCTGATAAAGACTTTAAGCAGCTGCAGTTATTTCCAACTGTCAAGCAATGGTCTCCTATGCAGAAGAAATATGTAACTGCTACTCAACGAGAAATCACTGAGTATAAAATTGAACATATTGTCAAAGGTGATACAGGTGATGGAATTCCGAATATTCTGAGTAAAGATGATGTGTTCGTTGTTGGGGAAAGACAGAAACCAGTTAGCGCAAAACGACTGGCTGAGTTTATTGAAAATGGTTTTATTGCATGTCGTAATGATGAGGAACGGCGCAATTGGCACCGTAATACTACACTGATTGATTTTAACCATATTCCGCAAGATGTTAAACAAACTATCATTGATAGTTACATAAGTAATAAACCGAAGGGTGATAAGATGACCGTAATGAATTATTTAATGGAACATCGTTGCCGTCTATTGTTAGATGAACTAGAGGAATTTTAAATGAAACAATATTTACCCGAGATGCTCAAAGAGATTAATGATAATCCAAAGAGTATTGAAAAACACAAAGAAGAATTTCTTTTGAAGGTTTTGTTTGCGCATAATTTCTTGCCAAACTATAAAATGAAACTACCAGAGGGAGAACCACCGTTCAAACGTGCCGAGCAACCTATTGGTATGACAGACACTAATCTTTATACTGAGGCTAGACGTTTTTATGTTTTCTGTCAGGATGATCTTAAAGCAATTAAGCGTGAACAATTGTTCGTTGGATTGCTAGAAGGTATTCATCCATCTGAAGCTGAGATCATTATTGCAGTTAAAGACCAGAAACTGCAAAAGATGTATCCAAAGATTACTTGGAAACTTGTTAGTGACGCTGGTATTATTCCTGCTCCACCGAAGAAAGAGAAGGTTAAAGAAACCACAGAAAGTGCTTGACATTTAACCCAATTTAGGGTATAATATAGTTATGGAAAAACCTAGTGGTGAGTTCTTTGCAAGTCTTGGACAATATGTATATCAATACATAGATGCTGACGGTAATCCCTACTACACTGGAAAGGGTAATGGAGATCGCTGTTATGCTCACGTAGCAGACAAGGGGTTTAATCCTGAAGATTGCCACATCGTGGCGAGAAATCTTGAAAAGTTCGAAGACAAGAAAGACTGGCAATCGTTTTTGTTGGAGTCCTATTTGATTGCTACTCAGTCACCAGACGGTAACTCTGTTTCTGGTCACTACAAGGAGTGTTTTATTATGGCATCGCTATCATCTATGTTCGCTGAATTCAAGAGCGACAAATATGATATGTTTGAATGTTTCCCTGACTGGTATGTAGAAAATTACGATACCTTTCGAGGAAAGTTGCGTGAGGTGAAAATTAACGACACCACTGCATTCTTTTTGAGTAATGCTCGAAACAAAATGTATATGATGTGGTGGTGGAGTCCAAAGTCTGACGATCCTATCAAAGTAACATTTGAAATCAATCTTCCTGATGGTGATGAACTTAAAGCGCAGAAGAATACAATGAAAGAGTGGCTAAAGAAAAATGGTCACAACAAAGTCCACGATGATGGTAAGGTTCAAAAGTTTGCCATCTTTGTTGATACAATAGAAGAAGTGCAAACTTTGTTTACTGAATTCATGTCTTAATTAACTGGAGAATATATTATGCCTAATTGGTGCGACAACTCTGTGACACTTCGTCACGAAGATAAAAGTAAAATTGATGCTCTTGCTGCTTGCATGGAGAACAAAGAAGATCAAAACTTCATGAATCATCTACGTCCGAATCCTGCTGGTGAATGGCAGTACGACTGGTCAGTTGAAAACTGGGGAACAAAGTGGGATGCTTCCATCATTGACTGGGAAAGGTCTGATGATAAAGAAGTGCGTATCTATTTTGATTCTGCATGGAGTCCTCCGACTGTTCTATACGAATTCCTAGTCGAAGAAGGTTGGGAAGTAGAAGCATTATATCATGAATCTGGAATGGGTTACGCTGGTATGTATACCACAGAAAATGGTGATGATTACTATGAATATGATGTAACAGATCCAAACTTCTTGGACGAATTGCCGAATGACATCATCGAGTTTGCTGGTCTTGAGGATGCACACCATCAATGGGTGGTTAATGAACTTGAAGATAGTTGGGGTGATGCCGAGCGCACTGAGTGGTATGATGTCAAAGTTAATCCTGTCCGTGATGGTTGGTATGAAGTCACTACCACTGGTTGGGAATACCCCCAGTTTTGTGAGTACAAAAATGGTAACTGGGCTTCTTATAACACTGTTGCTAAGTGGCGTGGGCTTGCGCAAGATCCTGCAGGTGAATGGGATCCTGTTGTCGAATTAGATAAGATTGTAAATGAAACAAAAGTGGATTGATGCATTTATGGACACAGCGGAGAGATTCGCTGTTTTG